ACAACACTTACTAAAAATGTTAAAAAACTTGCTGGCGCAGTAGGTCTTGCATATAGCACTCAGGCTATTGTTTCTTTTGGTAAAGCAGCTGTTAAAGCCTTTTCAGAAGATGAAGCCGCAGCACTTCGACTTAACAGAGCAGTAGAGAATCTAGGCATTGGCTTTGCTAATCCTGCTATTGCTGACTATATAGCGAATCTTGAAAGATCTGCCGCTGTTGCCGATGATATTCTTCGTCCAGCATTTCAGGGTTTATTGACCACGACTGGCTCATTGACTCAATCTCAGAAACTTCTAAATGATGCAATTACGATTAGCCGCGCATCTGGGGTGGATCTTGCTACTGTTACTGACGATCTTGGTAAAGGTTATGTAGGTATCACTAGAGGACTTTCTAAATACAATACTGGGCTCACTAGAGCAGAACTCACATCTAAATCATTCAATGAGATTCTCGGGACTATCTTAAAGCGTTCAGCGGGTGCAGCAGAAGATTACTTAGACACTACTGCTTATAAATTTGATGTTTTAAGCGTTGCCACATCTAATGCTTCGGAGATTATCGGCGGCGGTCTAGTCGATGCTTTTGCCCTTGTCGGTGGCGGTACTGACGCTAAAGATGCCGCGTATGTCATCGAGGGCATTGCAACTGCCCTAGCTAATGTTTCCCGTCAAGCAGGTCGGACTGTCGGAGTTATCCCAACTTTAATTCAGAATCTTAAAAACCTTCCAAGAAACATTTTTGCTGGTTTTGCTGGAGCGCAGATCGGCAGAAATGTTGTAATTCCTGAAAAGAAAGAAGAAGTCAAGCTCACGCTGACTCAAAGAAAACAAGAAGAATTAATGGCTAAACTTGAAAAAGAGTCATTAAAGCGTGAGAGAGAAAGACTAGCTCTAAAGAATAAGCAGTTGAAAACTGACAAGTTAAAGCAAGCTATTGAGAAGGCTAATCTTGCCCTTAATAAGGGTGCAGACATCTTCGACCTTGATCAGATTCAGATTGCAGCAGCACTTGCCAATCAGACAGAGCAACTAGGCAAGGCAAGCACCTCAGCACAGGCGTTACAGATCGCCAACGATATTGCTCGCCTAAATGTAAAGAAGTCAATTGCCGAGTTAGAAGATGCCATCGCTGCGAAAGATGCAGCAGCCATCGAGGCAGCCACAAAGAAGCTCAACGAGGACATGAAGATCCTTGGCGTGTTAAGTCAGCAGAATGTAAAGCTGTTAGATCTAAAGTCCATTCTTGATAGTCTTCTACCTAAAGATCTAATCAACCTACAAAACCTTAAAGATGCTATTGCTTTATTAGGACAGATTAAAGTGCCTAGCCTTGCCGCACCTAGCGCAGGTGGTGGCGGTGGCGGTGGCGGTGGCGGTGGCGGTGGCGGTGCTACTGGTCCAGCAGCATCTCTCATGGATCTACGGGCTACTACAACCCCAGGCTCACCAATCAATGTATTGCTCAAAGAGCATATTGATGAGATCTTAAGTTCCTCTGTCATGCCAGAAGTTGATGAACAATCTCAACGCGCTGCAATGAAATTGTTAGCCCCCGGCACAATTAACGCAGGTTCAGGCTTTGACCCTGCAAGAGTTAGAGCGCGTGATAACGGCGATACTATCAATATCAGCGTGAACACAGGCATTGGCGATCCTAACGCTATTGCAGAAGCGATCGACCAAGTTCTCACAGATGCAGTACAGCGTGGCACATTGAGAGGTTATGTACCTGCATGACATGGCTTCCAGAATGGCGAGTAACAGTAGGTGACGACGTCTATACGACTGTTACCTCTGTTTCCTATGCCTCTGGTCGCTTAGATATTGATCGGCAACCTACTGCGGGTTACTGCCGAGTAGAGATTGTCAATACTAACAATGCGCCTTTTACCATCAATGTCACAGAGCCAATTACATTAGAGCTTAAAAATGGCTCTGGCACTTATGTGACTGTATTCGGTGGCGAAGTTTCAGACTTTAACATTGGTGTGAGAAGTCCAGAGGAATCTGGCTACATTACAACAGGCACGATCTTGGGCATTGGGTCACTTGCCAGACTTGCTAAGGCTATCTTTAATCAAGCATTGGCAGAAGGTTTAGATGGCGCACAGATTGCAACTATTCTAGGTGCAGCTCTGAACCTGACTTGGGCAGAAGTTACACCTACTGTCACATGGGATACATACCCAGCAACACAAACATGGCTGGATGCCGAGTCCTACATAGGCGAGATTGACTCAGGCTTCTACACAATGATCGCTCTGGGTGCTAGTGCTTCTGCTAAGTCTCAGAGCCTTGCAGATCAGATTGCCAATAGCGCACTTGGTCAGATCTACGAGGAAAAGGATGGGGATGTCTCTTATGCCGATGCAGACCACAGATCTCAGTATCTTGCAACAAATGGCTTTACTAACATCAATGGCGCGTATGCAACACCTACCTCTATCCAGTCCACAACTCAGACTGCTCGCATCCGTAACAGCCTTATCTATCGCTACGCCACAGGATACGGATCGACCTACACTACCTCTGATGCCGACTCCATAGCCTCTTACGGGCTTTTTGAGCGTTCATTCGACTCTAACATTAAGAACCTTTCAGACATCACTAATATCGCCTCTAGAGAGCTTGCCTTGCGTAAGACTCCACGCGCATCTTTAGGGGCAATTACCTTTCGCCTAGATAATCCAGACATTCCAACTGCGATGCTTGACAGCCTTATCGGAGTCTTTTTTGGTCAGCCTATGCTGATCACTAACTTGCCAAGCAACTTGCTCGATGGTCAGTTCGATGGCTTTGTCGAAAATGTGGCACTTAGAGCAACACCTAGTTTTACCGAAATGACTCTTTACATATCAGCAACAGACTTCTCATTATCTACGACTCAATGGGAGACAGTATTGCCTGCATCACTAACTTGGGCAGGCGTGAATGCTATACTAACTTGGACTAACGCGACAGGAGCTTTAACCTAATGGCACTATCACCGAATTATGGCTGGGCTGAGCCAGATAACTCTAGCCTTGTAAAAAATGGCGCACAGGACATCCGCGCATTAGGCGATGCTATTGACACATCACTCTGGAATGTCGGCTATGGTCAAGCGGGTAAGAACAAGTTAATAAATGCTGATTACACAATCAACCAGAGATCTTTCACAACTGCTTCAACAACCAATGTTTATACCTTCGATCGTTGGCTAACATTAGTGGGTGGGGATGGTACAACCACATTTACTCCACAAACCTTTACCCCAGGAACTGCCCCAGTCACAGGGTATGAAGCAACTAACTTTTTACGCATTGTCACAGCAAGCCAAACGACAACAGCAGTTGCAAGTGCTATTCGTCAGAGAATTGAAAATGTAAGAAACTTTGCAGGACAAACAGCAACTATTTCCTTTTGGGCTAAAGCTGCAACAGGTACGCCTAAAGTGGGCGTTGGTATTCAGCAAGTCTTTGGATCAGGTGGCAGCCCTTCATCTGCTCTTTATGCAACACCACCAACTCCAGTAACTATCAGCACATCTTGGGCGCGTTATTCTGTAACTATTGCAATTCCAAGCATTAGCGGAAAAACAATCGGCACAGATGCGAATACTTCTAATGTTGCAGTTGTGCTTGCAGTCTCAGCGGGAAGCGACAACACAGCTAACTTTGGTGCTGTTGGTATTCAATCAAACACTTTCGACATCTGGGGTGTTCAGGCTGAGTACGGGTCAAAGATGACTCCTTTTCAAACTGCAACGGGAACAATCCAAGGAGAATTAGCCGCTTGCCAAAGATATGCTTGGAATCCTTTATTTAATAACACAAATGCTAATTCTCCTGTTGCACCTGCTTATGCAGATTCGACATCATCTGCAAGAATTGTGCAGAAATTCCCAGTTACTATGAGAATTGTTCCTTCTTATTCTTTCCAGACTGTCACTAACTGGTCTTTGGGTTATCCTGGTGGATTTGCTTTAACTTCTACAACTGCCGAATTGAACACAACAGAACAATGTCAATTTGTAGTAGGTGTTGCTGCTGCTTCTTTAACAATAAATAAGACTTACCAACTTTATCGTCCTGGAACAACAGATTTACTACTATTTAGTGCGGAGTTATAAAATGACAAAACCAATTTACGAGGAACATACAAGCGAAATGGGCAACAAGTCTATTAAAAGAACAGACCCAGATGGCACAATCTGGTGGATTCCATCAGACCCAGCCAACTCAGACTATCAACGCTATCTCAACCCTGAAGCGGAACAATCCACACCAATTCTGTCGGATGAAGACGAAGCTAAGTAAAGCTGCATCACAGTTAAGGGAACAGATCGATGATTGCTTCCCAGATCGTGATAGGCGTAGCGATGGGACAACGGGCGATCCCCGCCATGCTTTGCGTAAGTCGGATCATAATCCAGATGAACAGGGCTGGGTACGGGCTTGGGACTGCG